GGCCGCCCTTACGCCGCCCTGCTGGACGTTGTACGTGGTCTGCCTCTCTGTCATAACCTCGTTCTTGAAGCGGTTCAGGGCGGCTGTGGTGGCCTGTGGAGTGGCACCAACGGCAAGACCGCGCTTTGCCAGCTTCGCCATCATGGTGTTGACGCTCTGCTGGTATTGCTTGTTCAGAAGGTCTGCGTCATCAGCTTGCGCTCTGATGAGCGCAGATAATTGATTGGAAAGGCCACGTTGCTGAATGTCAAACGTGGCCTGGTACTGGGTCTTCGCCTGTGCATTGACGGTGGCATCATCGACGGGATGCTTCGCAGTCTCTGGTTGCAGACGATTCGCTCCCGTCGATTTGCCAAACCCGGTGTTCTGATAGGACGGCATGTCCACTGCGTCAATGTTCACATTTTCATTGGTGTTGTTATTACCGGCCAATCAGATCACCTCCTAACTGTTCTTCTTGGCAAGCTTCAGCTCATACTGCCTGTTGGCGAGCTGCGCCTGCTGGTTCTGTACCTGAAGCCCCTCGTTGGCCAGCTTCTTCACATTCACGTCGTGCTGCGCGACCGCGTTCTCATAATCCTTCTGATAGTTCTGAGTCTGAAGCTGTTCATTTGCAAGCTTCTGAGCATTGACGCCGTACTGGGCAAGCTCGTTCTCATACTGCTTCTGATAATTCTGAGTCTGGAGGCCTTCGTTGGCGAGCTTCTGTACATTCACGCCGTATTGCGCAAGCTCGTTCTGGTACTGCTTCTCGTAGTTCTGGGTCTGGAGCTGTTCGTTCGCGAGTTTCTGAGCATTGACATCATACTGCGCGAGCTCATTGGCGTATTGCTTCTCGTAGTTTTTATACTGCTGATTCTCGTTGTCCAGCTTCTTCTGGTTGATCTGGTACTGGAGTTCCTCGTTGCGAAGCTGCTGCTCATCGACGGACAGAGCATCACGCTGTGTCAGGTAATTCGCATACGCCGAATAGCCAGCCTGCTGGAGCTGTGCGATCTGCATCAATAGCTGCAAACGCTGCGCGTCGTTCTCGTTCTTCAGCTCTGTGGCTCGACTTTCAACGCTCTGCGCATAGGCCAGATTTGCCTTCTGAAGATTGGCGTTTACTTCATTCTGCCGTGTAAGATAGTTATATGAAGCGTCGGAGATTGCGGAATTGCGTGCGTTTTCGTTTTCGACACCACGTGTGGCCACAAGACTTGAACGTCCGAGTCTTCTGGCGTTAAGCCCTGCCATGATGCTGTTGAGCGTCCTGTCATACTGCGTGTTCAGGCTTCTGACTTCTCGGTCGCGGTCCACTCCGAGCTGCTCCAACTGGTTCTCCAGCTCCGCTCTCTGCAAGTCGTATTCTGGCCTGTACTGCGCCTCGGCTTGCTGCCTGGCTTCGTTGTCGGTCAAATTGTAATTGGCCAACAGCTCTTGAAGCGCAGCAATATTGGAGCTGCCATAAAAGCCAGTCCTCATAAACTCATCAAAGGATAGGGGAGAGGTGGCTGGCTTCGGTTGTGTCGAGGCCGTGGTGGTCTTCGCCGGTTCAGTATATTGTACGCCTGTACCCTTTGCAGTGGGTGTGCTGGGCACAGTGGCCTTTGTGGGAGTGGTGCTCTTAGCAGGTTTGGTTGTCTTGGCGGGTGTCGTCGCCTTCGCAGGGGTCGTCTTTTTGGTCGGAGTCGTCGCCTTGGTCGGGGTCGCGGTTTTTGCCGGAGTGGTCGTCTTTGCCGGAGTAGTTGCCTTGGCTGGAGTAGTTGCCTTGGCTGGAGTGGATGCCTTTTTAGCGGTATTCAGAGCTTCCTGAGCCTTGCTCGCATCAGCTTTGGCAGTCTTTAGTTCAGCTTGAATGCGCGATTTATACACAGGGTCGGAACTTGCCTGCTTGCTGTTTAATTGGCTCTGAAGGCGTACCACATTTTCTCTCGCCGTATCTACTTTCGCCTGGGCCTTTTGCACAGCTTTGCTGACGGTATTATTCGTTGAAGCTTTTGTAGTGGCTTTGGTAGTGGCCTTTACAACAGTTTTGGTAGCTTTGTCGAGATCGGCCTTGGCGCTGCTCTCTTGCCTTTGGGCAGCATCCAGTTGGCTCTGTATCTTTGATCTATACGAAGGATTAGTGCGAGCCTTACTGCTGTTGAGCTGCTGTTTGAGCTGCGCTACCTTTGTCTTTGCGGCATCCAGTTTTGACTGTGCCTTTTGGGCCGCATTCGTCTGGATGTCGTTGATGGATTTGCTTATCGTGGTCTTCGTTGCCATATTGAACCCTCCACATCAAACAACTTGCACACATGCAAGTTTATTATTGTATAAGCTCACATGTGTGCGAGCATGTCAGAAGTGTTCCTTGTCGGTCGGATTATTGACAATGCCAAACCCGACCAACACAGGCAGCAGGACGTTCAGAAAACTGCTCATCTGCTCAGAGATATCCATTCCCCAAAACGTCTTGATACACCACACGACCAGAGCCGCAATCGACACCCAAAGCGCCCAGCTCTTAAAACGATTCTGCTGCATTACGATGCCTCCTTTATATCTCGCACCTCATGCTGAAGCTCGGACACCTTGCCTTCCAGTATGTAGGTGCGCTCGATCAGATTGTTGTGTTTGTCCACTTTCTCTTCCAGCTTCTGGAGCCTGTACTGGGTAAGCTTGCTGCTCGCGATCACACCGAACAGTGAGCCGAGCGCTGACCCAATGATGCCTATAAGCGTGCTGTCCATAAATCGCCCTCCTGCTCCTCGCTATATGATCTCGCTGTACTTGCTGGACACCCAGCCGTTCTCGTTCTCATAATCCACCAGGAACCAGGTTCTGCCGTCAACGACCTTCTTTTCGCCCTGATAAGGCAACGAATTGCCTTTCTTCAGTACGCCGAGAACGCGATTGCCAACACCGGGGGCGCTGCGCACGTTCACATCGCCAGTGGCAATGACGTGGGCGGTGGCGGCAGGAACAGGGACATTTACGGCCTCACTGATCGGAGACAATGTAGGGACCTTGAAAGGCCGCACGCTCTTGCCATAGCTGATGTTCGTGGCTGCATGATGGCCCTCATACAGCAGTATGTCGCCGGGCAGCAGGTAGTTGGCATTGTTCAGGTACTTTTTATCAGTCAGGGCCAGGAAGCCAGCCCTGACGAACGTGCCCTTCATGCTGCCGCTGTACACGCTGGTAGGCAGATTCTTCAGAGCTTTGATTCCCATGAGGTAGCCCGCTGCCTTGCAGTTGGCGGTCACGCCCGCCGTGCAATCCTCCTCGCAGGGCGCGGTGATCTTCGACGGGTCATAACCCACCTTTTCAAGCTGCGTCCAGTACGTCTTGCGCTGGTATTGGTCGTAGCCGATTTTGTTATTCAGGCACATGGCGATGCCCAACTGGGCGATCAACAGCCCCACCGCTGGGTCAGGCCAGCGCAGCACCACGGTCCAGGGGCGGCTGTACCAGCCCTTCAGTTCAGCCTCGTGGCCGGTCTGGTCCCCCGCCTTGCCGCCGTGGTACTTCTTGTTCTCGTCGCTGCCGGAATTGGCGATGTAGTGCTTGCCCGTGCTCATGATATACTTCTTGAAATCAATGGCCATGCTCGTATCCTCCTCTTATAGCATCCCATAAAGCCTGCCGGTGATGATCTTCCCGACTGTGAATTTGTTGTCGGACCATGCGCCGACGCCGCCGCTTGTGTTGTACAAACGGGCAAATCCCCAGCGGTTGTCCGCCGTATAGAGGGATGCCTCACCGGCGTAGCCCTCCATTTCGGTGTCCAGCGTGCCGTCCGCCTTGTAGTAGTGGATGATGCCGCCGTTCACCACGGTGAACTCCGGGATGCCCGTATTGAGCGAACGGAGAACGGCCACCTCGATGCCGACGTCGTACAGGTTTGATACCGTGCCCGCCGTGGTGATCTTCGCCTCGAACTCCACCACCACCGTCTTGCCGACGATGTACACCATGGCCTTGCCGTAGCCTACCGCCGTGCCGCCGATGCTCCTTACAATGTTCCCGCGTACCGACCACATACGGTTACTGACGAGCGCGTCACTCTCTGCCTTGCTGTACACGCTGAGGGTATTGCGCCAGTTGGCCGGGGTGTCCACGGTCACGCTGCCATCGGAATTGAAGCCGAGGACATTGTAGGACCCGTTCGAGTCCTGCCGCACGATCTGGAACAGGTTATTGTAGGGACGGATATAAAACTGGGTGCCGTCTGTTGTCGTCCACAGGAGGCGCTTTGCTCCGCTCGTGGCCCCGGATTGGCCCATGTCGATGTCGCCGGTCATCTGGCCGCCGTTTTTGGGCAACGCACCCTCTATACCCGTTTCCATGTGGTTCAACGCAGCCGGGGTAATTGGCGTCGCGCCGACCTCGCCGGATTTCCAACCGCCTGGATAATATCTTGAATAAGCCATGAATTTACCTCCTTATGGTTCTGATATCGGATATACGAGAGAGCTTTCAAGCTTTGCTACACGAGAAGAGACAGAGCTGAGGTCATCTTCAAGATCGTCGACATCATCCTGGGTGTATGCCAGCGAGGAGCCGAGTTGTGTTATATCCGATTGCGCGTCAGATAAATCGCTTTCAATGCCCGAAATAGCACCTTCAATGCTCGTGATACTGTCATTGATGCCGTCGATCTGCGGGTCGTATATGTCTGCTGCCGTTGATTCGATCAGATCAACAGCCTCTTCCTTGCCGTGTTCGGAAATGTTCTTCATGGAAATGCCGCCGAGAAGCTGCTGCCATAACCAGTCGAGCTGTCGATTCAATTCTCGAATCTGGATGGATTCTGAAAGATCAGTGATCTGGCGGCGCGGACTGTTCATCGGGCGTGCCATTAATCATAATCCTCCTCAATGTGAATCTCTACGCCGCTGTGAATCGTCAGCGGGTCGCCGTGCATATTCTCGATCTTGAACCTGAATGATCTCCCGCGCACTTTTACGCGCTTGCGAATCTCGTTTGTTCCGTTCTTCAGCTTGACGATCTTCGTTCTCACCTTACGCCCTGTGATCATACTCAGCTTCACTTCAGGCGGTCTGTTTACGTCTAACGACGCAGCGGTGATCGACATGTAAAAGCGACCGGTCTGCTTTTTAGATGCCAGGCTACCGCAACTGATCGATGGACTCGTCCACGATGCGTTGATCGGCTCGTCATTGAAAAAGGTATATCCACTGTTGTAACGGAAGATATGACCAGCAGATATGGCCAACAGCGTCTCAGACTGTCCCTCGCGCAGCACGAGCCAATCATCCACGCCGGGCAACTCGATGATGTTGTAGTTGCCGGTCGCGATGTCATACTCGATGACATGTGTGTTAATGATGGAACCGTCCAGCGGCACAGACAGATAAATGATGTTGTCCATGAACGCGGCGCAGGCCGTCTGTATGGTCGCCTTGTCGATTCTGGGCCAGAGCTCCCTCAACTTCTTGTCTCCGTTCGCTGACAGCGGTACAGCGGACATGCCGGAGTATCGCACGAGACCTTCGTTTGCCAGGAAATATATGGCCGTGCCGGTGTTCACGATGGTCCTGTAGGCGAGGGTGCCATCGGTACCGTAGATTTGATTCGCGGCAAATTCGCCAGGATACGAACCAGTCAGCCTGTGCATCGATTTGTCCTTGAAGATCAGCAGCTCATCCATGGCCGCGACGATTGCGCGAATTCTCGAACCGTCAAATGTGGCTACATCCAGATAGCCGCCTCCGTCACTGTCCGAGTCTATGAAGTTCAGTTCCCAATCCTCCGGGTCAAATGTGTGCGACCAATAGATTCGGTCCGGGTACTTCGTGACGACGCCGCCCCAGAGGCGCTCTTTTAGCAGTGTGATGTTCTGGAAGCGAAGCTCTTCACCCTGGGAGGAAGCGCCTGCGCCACCATCCACATGCCCTTGTACAATGTTAAGGGGCATAGCAGTTGGAGATATGCCGTCCCAGTACAGCGGAGTGTCTATGCCGTTGGTAAATATAATCCAGTCGACATTCTCGTCTCTGTAGTTCACTGCGGTCCAGTCGTTGGTGGATTGGCCCTCTTTGATGACTGCCCAATTCGTACCATCGATATCGGCGGCATATATCCTGCCGTATACGGTCATTATCAGTTTGGAGAAGTCGCGCTTTTGAGCATCCCTGAAGTAGCCTTGAAATATTCTGGCGTTGTTCAGAAGATGCAGTGTATCTATATCCAAAGGATAGAGCGTAGCGTGCGGATATGTCGTGGCCTTGGGGTAGATCAGATAATCCTCGACCGCGACCATGACGCCATATTGAGATACGCCGCCTGCGGTCATCAGCAGGCCGTCCCTGGTCCTGAAATTCACAGCATCCGGGGATGAACCGTAATCGGCACTGTACAGCCCTCTGGATTGATCGATGCCAGTAAAGCCGTTGATCGTCAGCTTGCGCTCGCTCATGGTGCTGGCATAGGAACTATAACTGGCCATCAAATCACCCCCTTAATATCGCCGCGCTTCTGCCCTTCAAGGATGCACAGGCAAGTAGCGGCGGCATCAAAACGCGCGTCGTGAGCGCGGTATGCGGATTTTCCGAACATTTCGGCGCAGTAATTCTGTATTTGTTCGTCGTTTATCCTCATATATCGGCAAAGTTCATCCAGACGCGGAGGTTTGTGCTTGCCGTATTTGTTCTTCAGGTGCATGGCGTTGTCGAAATGGGCCATGGTGCAGAATGTACGCGCTTTCGGAAAGCTATAGCCAGCATCCGAGAAGGAATACTTCAACACGCGCAGATCAGCGTCTATGTTGTGGCCGCAAATCAGGTCTGCGTCCACGAAATCATCGAAGAACTCGTCGAAGCGCTGCACAAATCCACGCCCGCCAGACAGCTCATAAAGCCTGTATTTGCTGAACCCATGCTTCTTTTGGGCGTATTCGTTCATGGACGGAACACTGAAAAAGAAATTTCTACCTGTGCGCTCGCCGTCGATACTCATTATGTATGAGAGCTGACATATCTCCTGCCGGGGCATACCGTTCATTTCAGTGTCCAGAATGATCGTCTTCAACGGAACAGCCCCCTCGGTATCCTGCGCCTGGAACGGTCTTTCAGGCTGCTCCTGATCGCCTTCAAGTAGCTGTAATACTGGCTCAGCCAGTGATTGCCATACTCGAACTTCTTCTCGCTGTACCACATGCGAGCAACGGCCATGCAGATGTACACCATGGGCTCTACCTGGGCGTCCGTGAACACCGGAACGTCGTTCAGCCCCACAAGATCGTCGGGAACGTAGTGGTAATAGACCTGAAGCACATCACCAGGCTGCGCGTTAACATCCAACACATACTTGGTGGAAAACGTATAGCTCACGGCGGCTGTTCTATCGGCATTCAGAAGGTTTTTGATGCCATATACGCCGGGCGTGATTGCAGACAGGTCGATCTGCTTGTTCTCGTCCACGGTAACGGGTGCGTATCTGTCAGGCATGGCTTGGAGGCGGGCGACCTCGCGGTAGGCTTCGTTGATGCCATCCCGGAACACGTTGAAATAGTGCAGGGCATCGTCCTCGTACCAGTCTTCGGCGTCTGTGCTGTCGCCACCGTCCAGGGTACGCTCGTACTCATCGTAGCGATCTGAGTACCTGGCAGCCTCGATACACATTTCGTCAAGCGTCATTCGTCGATCACCTCCTGGGGTATGGAGTCGGTCTTGCTGTTGTTCTTCAGGTAATTGAACGCCTCGCGGCACTTGTAGCTTGCTTTGTCGATCACGGCAGCCTGTTCTCTGCGGTCGATCTCTTCGTTGTAGCGGTCGATCTCCTCGGCTATGTGTTCAGTGCGTTCTCTGGAGAATTCCCGTACATACTGTATCGTTCTCGCGTCCAGCTCGTCGAATGGCAGGACACAGGCCAGCGTGTCGAATGGCTGGCTCGCGCAATGGACCTCGAATTTCTGAATCCGGGTGTTGAACATTACGAAAAAATCCCGGTTCACCTCTTTGAGACGAACCGGGATGTCATACACGTTGTTCAACACCGGAAGGCGGTCCTTACAGGGCCGCCCCTCGGTGCATTTCATGGGCTACCTGCCTTTCTTACGGCGTGATGTTGTTGTTCACGGTCACGGTCATCGGGTTGGCGGGCGCGGTGATGCCGGTCAGACGACCGATGCCACCGGGCAGACGGCACATCAGGTTGCAGTACTTCGCAATGCTGCCCTCGTAGGTGGCGTAGCGAGCATTGCGCTGGAGGATGCCGTGTACGCCGTCATCCAGCCAATCCCAGTCAGCGATCTGGTCGATGGTGAACAGGCTGGTGTCATACAGGTCGATGGAAGCCGGGGCCAGGAACTTGTTGCGGACCAGCGGCATGCCGTTGAACTTCAGAGCCTTGTGGCCGCCCTCCAGAATCATCACATCGTTGATGGCGCGACGGTAGTTCATCAGCTCCATGTAATACTGGTAAGCAGAGTTGCCAGCAGCAATGTGGTTGATGGTCACGTCGTACACGTCTTCGATGTCGTTGATGTCATTCTGAAGTTTCGCCTCAGTCAGCTCGCCGAAAGAGGTGTGCAGCTTCGGGTTCATCCAGGAGTAGTTCGCGCGGGTCAGGCCGTACAGGGTGGTGACGTTCGTGGTGTCGAAGATTGCACCCAGGCCGGTCAACTCCAGGCCCAGGGAGCCCTGCATATAGATCGCGCCACCAGCGTCCTGAGCAGCGGTCAGAGCCTTGCTCAGCGTGATCGTGCGGGTGCTGTGGTTCACATCCACCACGCGAGTGGCGTCAGCGCTCACCTTGGTGGAGCCGTTGGATTTGTACACGTCCACGGTCAGGCCAGGCAGGATGTTGTAGATGATGGCGTCATCAGCAACAACAATGCTGGTCGCGCCAGAGTTGGCGGCCTTGGTCTTGCACAGGATGCCGGAACCATTGCCGTAAATCTGGCGAGCGGTGGAGAACTTCAGGGTATCGACCAGGGTGTCGATGTCGCGCTGCAGGGCGTTCACAAAGGAACCGGGGCCCTCGGTGGCGGACTTCATGGTCTTGTCCGCAATCGACACCGTACCGTACAGGTTCTTGATGTCGCTTTCGAACTGCTTGTACATGTTCTCACCAGCCACAGGCAGGATGCCGGTCTCAGTGCCAGCGCCAGCGCCGCCGTTCGCGCCGATCTGCACAGCACGGACGATCTTCTGGTAGCCGGTGATGTTGTCGGAGGTCTGAAGGATACGGGCAGCCAGCGGGTCTGCCTTCATGTTGACGAATTCCCTGATGGGGTTGATGTACAGCACCTTCAGGGCTTCATTGATAGTGGAAAGCTGAATCATGTTATCACCTCATGCTATTTCAGCCCCAGCATCTTGGCCAGGCCGCTCTTGGCCTGCGCCATGGAATTCGGAGCCTGTTTCTGGCCCGTCAGCGGAATGTTGCCGCCAGAGCCAATGGAATTGGGAACCGCTTCGCCGCTTCTGGCGAGCTCGCCCAGATGGTTCTGGAGCACGGCTTCTTTGATTTTTTCATTGGAAGCCATGCGCTTGACGAACTCTTCGTCAGCCAGCATCTGAGCTTCGGTTCGGTACTTGCTCGACCTAACGCTATCGTAGGCGCGACGCAGGCCGTCGTTCGACAGCGCCAGTTCAGGGTGCTTCGAGATGAACTCAGCAATGTCAGGCATCACCTCCGTGATGTCAGGCATATCCTTCGCATCCGCGTTCCAAGCTTCCTGGACCACCTTGTTGCGGGCATCGGCCTGAAGCTTGTCGTAGAGAGGTCTGATTTCCTCGCGCACCGCTTTCTTGACAGAATCGAGCGGGTCATTGTTGTCCAGCTCTTCCTCGTTGTCGAGAGCCTGCTGGTAGGCGAGCAACTGCGCCAGCATGTCCTTGTACTCGGTTGCCTTGCTTTCGCGATCTCTGTAGCGTTCCACAAGCTCTTCAGCGCTGGATACGCCCAACTCGTTCATCAGGGCGGACAGAGCCTGGTCACCAGGCGCGGGTGCCCCAGAATCCACCGGGGCGGGAGCATCGGGGGCTACTCCCTGTGCATCAGCAGGGGCGGGTTCGCCGCCCTGCGGAATACCTTCTTCGGGTGCAGGCTCCTGAGAATTCAGCATTGCCATCAACTGAGCCTGCTGGGAATCATCCAAATACTTATCTGCCATGGTTTTCTCCTTTCTACATGTTCCCGCCAATAGCGCCGGACTGCATGCTGGCCATCATGGCCGCTTCAGCCGGGTTCGCACCGCCGTCCAGATTGGTTGTAACCTGACCGCCGTCACCCTGGCCAGCAAGCTCCATGGCGCGTCTGACGGAAATTTCCTTATGCTGCGCGATATGCTCGAACCAAACCTGGGCCTTCTCGGGGTCGAGGTCGATCTGATGCCGGAACTCGGCTGACAAGGCATACTTGGTATGTTCGGAAATGTGCAACGAGTGGTTGTCCAGCTCCATGATCTGCGGGAGCTTGCCGCCCTCGAACTCAAAGGCTTCGCGCTGGGCCCTGACGGAGTGCAGCTCCTCGATGTCGATGGTGGATTCCCAGTTGCCCAGCTCGAAGATTTCAAGCAGCTTGGCGCGGGTCTCCCTCGTCATCTTGCCGGTATCCGGGTCGGAGAAAAGGCCGACCTGCAACAGCTCCAGAGCGAGCTGCTTTCGCTGGGCAGGGGTGTTGGTCATTTCATTGTCCGTGTCCACGATCACGTCATCACTGGTCAGGTCGCTGCCCTTCCAGATCGTCGAGGACACATCGCCCACATTGTTGCCAGCGATGCGGGTCAGCCGAGGCACGGTCGCAAACTGACGGAACAGCCGTATCCACTGGATGCCCAGGTTTCGGATGGCCTCGCGGACATTCTCGGCTGTCAAGGTAAGACGGGTATCGTCCTGCTCCTTCAGGATTTCCAGAGCAGTACCAGAGGAGATGGCGGCAGGAGACTGAGAGGTTCGGGACATCTCGGATACACCAGAGATCGAAACGAACTCAGCCTGAAGCTGGTCCACCTGGGCCAGCAGTGTCGCCGGTATCTCCTGCGGGGTCATCCAGGCGGGCGGCGTAGTGCCAGGCTTGTACTCGACGATGGTTCCGGGCGGCACGCCGTTTTCAAGCACCGAATCGTCCACCAGAGAGCCCTGCTCGACCACCATGTTGCCGATGGTCATGCGGGCGATATATTCGTTGATGCGGTTGCGGACCGCGTTATAGTCCCTCTGGACGGGAATACAGCGCTCGACGATGCTGCTGCCCCACAGCACGCCAGGGCTATCCAGACACTTCTGGTGTACGAATGGATAGCCACGCCGGTAGAACTTGCCGACGCGGTAGGGGAGGATGCCGATGTGAACACAGGTGCTGCCCACGATGATCGCATGGCGGCCCTCCGGGAAGTCCCGATTCGGCCTCTCGTAGTATTCCAGCACCAGCTCGGCGTCGTCGATGTTCTCGTCCTTCACCTGCATCATGGAGGGGTTATAGCCGATGCCACCGGACACCATGCCGGACATCTCCATCGAGTACACGTTCATCGTGCGGCCCTCGACATCAATACCCCAGCGCAGTCTGATCTCATCCGCTGTGTAGACCTTGGCGTGGATGACATTATCGCAGTCGTCCAGGTCCTCCAGATAGGATGTGGACGGGAACAGCTCATAATAGGGCACGACCGTGGGCGCGATATCGCCCTCATAGACGGACTTACCGTCGAAATCGCCCAGATACATGCCGCCCTTCGTGTCCCAGTTGGTCTTATAGAACACGCCGCCGCAGGTCTCCATCCAGGCATTGGCCCTGGCAATGACGCTGGTCATATCGTGGGCGGCGTATACACACTTCAGCAGCTTCGTAGAGACCTTGGCAGACATCGTGTCCGAGTTGTCCGAGGTCACGGGCCGTACCGTCAGACCGGGCTGTACGCGGCTCAGCTTGGAAAGCCGGGTCTCCACGATTGGCGCGATCTGGTTGTACACCGTCCGCATCTCCCAGTCGTAGGAGGCCGGGTAGTCCACGACATCGCCGGTTGTCTCCAGTATGTCACAATACTGGTTCCCGGCTATAAAGTTCTGATTCAGCCGCCACTGGAGTTCAAAGGGCCTGCGCTCCTCCTGGCGGCGATGGAATTCCGTCTTGATGTCGTCCACAAAGGCGGATACATCGTCCGGCTGTATGATCTCCTGGATGCCCTCTACGGGGTCAACGTGCGAGAAACGGAAAAACCGCTCTCGCGCTTTCTGCAACTTACCGGCCAACTATCTCACCTCCGGGATGCCGTCTCTTTCGCGGTAATCCAGTCACGGGATTTGTCCGTGAACCGGTTGGCCTTGCGCTTTGGTTTGGGCTTCAGCAGCATCAGGTCTATGCCTTCCTTCTCGGGCTCCGTCTCTTCCGTCTCCCGTGCCAGGCTCCCAAGCATGCGGTTGAGTGTGCGCAGTATGATGAACAGTTCGGAAATTCCGAACACCTGGAGGATTATGCACAGAATGACAGCGTAGATCATCACATATACCTCCTCTGCTTTCTCAGTCGCTTGGCGAGCCGCTTCTTGTGCTCCAGCAGCTCGTTGGTGAACTCGTTGACGGGATGTGTGCCATCAGGCTTCGACATGATGTAGTACCGAAGATCGTCCATCGCGTGGTCGTTCTTCTTCACCGGCTCTTCCTTGCCGCCGTTCGGGGTCTCTTTCCACCGATAGGCCTTGATCTCCTTGATCATCGCCGTGCAGCAGGAAAAAATGAACAGCTTTGGCTTTCCATGCGGCCATCGCTGTTCATCATAGTGAGGCTGGCACTCCAGATACTTCTTCACAGTCTGGATACCAGCCCACTTGCTCTTATTCACATTGGTGTTGACGTTCATCCCGCATTCGCGGAATATCTCCGCCACCGACCGCTCGTTCTGAAGGGAGTGCTGGTCCGCAGCAGCGTCCATGATGCAGGATAAATGTCCTCGGATGTCCCGCTTCCAATCCAGCTCAAAGGCCAGTTGCTCTATCGCCTTCATGTGCTGTAGTATATTCCAACCGGCCCGGTAGTGCTCGCCGACCACAAACACGTTGCCGTCGTGATCGACCGCATAAAAATGGGCGCTCAACGGAGCGTCCATGCCGGGGTCTATTGAGATCGTGTCCTGCCATTCCCTCGGGACCGGGAACGGGTCTATGACGTGTATCTCTTCCTTGAACTCCTTGTACACCAGGCCGCTCAAAGCAACGAATCTGCCGTGCTTACGGGCTTCCAGCTCTTCATCGCTCAGCGTCAGCGTCAGCCTCTCGACCTCTTTCTTGGAAAGATAGGGGTTATCTTCCCAACTCATCGCGATGTACCAAACCTCTGGGTCGTCGTTCTCGTTCAGATAGATCGAATCATAGACCCAGGTCAGACCCTTCAGCGGCGTCATCGTGCCCCAGATGTGGCCTTCACAGTCCAGAGTACGCATCACACATTCGTCGTATATCTCCTTGGGCGGTTCCTCGTCAAACCATATCCAGTCCTTCGAGGTGCCCTGGAAGCGCTCACGGCCCTGGTCACAGCTCTTGAAGCCGATCACTGAGTTCCCGCCGTGGATGCTCTCCACAAGTATGAAATCTATAACGCCGTGGTCCGGGTCGTCCGCTCGGCCCTCTCGCATCTTCACCCCTTTTATCCAGGCGGGGTCAAGATAGCTCAGTACCTTCTGCTGCGCAACGTCGCGCTGGACCTCGTTCGTCAGACTTACGACCCAGCCGTCAGTCGGTTTATTGATCTCCTTGTATGGATGGTTGCCTCTCGCAAACCATACCGCCTCTACAGCACCAACCTCCGTCTTCCCGGTTCGGTTGCCGCCAAGCGCCCAGCGGTTGCGCTTCTCGCATTTGTGAAATATCTCCTGCTTCGGGTGCGGCTTGTAGTAGCTCAGCTTGTGCTCACGGTGACGCCTCTGCATCTCCTCGATGAGCAACTGCGCCTCATACAGGATGTCCTTCATCTCTCGCGAGGTGACAGGCTTCGGCTCCTCTGCAACAGCTATATTTTGTACAGCAGGTCTCTGTTCTCTTCTTAACTCCAAACTCTACCCCCTCTCTTCACTTACCCGGGGTCAAAAATCGGGCAGCAGAGTGAAGAATAGCTCCGCTGCCCTTCAAGGAGGAAATGCTGCCAAGTGCCCACCTTGGCATAACAAAACTCCCAGCGGCTGCTCTGGGAGTTGTGCTCTATTATGCTCTCGCTTCTTGCTATCTCGCTACTCGCTTACTCGCTACTCGCTTACTCGCTTACTCGCTATTATTAATTCTATAAGCGAGAGGCGAGAGGAACCGTCCCCCTCTCCGACTCTCAGACAGTGTAGCAGCGTGGCTCCCCTAATCGGTAACCGGGGTAGGGGAGGCGGGTGAGGAATTTCGTTTTGGCTCAGTACGCTCTTCCCACGTTCCGAGCCAGCGTACCAGCGAGTAGCGAGGATAGCAGCGAGTAGAGCGAGCGAGGAGAGTAGCGAGGAGGGAGTGTGTGGGGGGAGTGTGTGCTGTGCTTGTCAGTGCATCACCTTCGGCGAGGGCCTCGGTGATTGCGCTGACTGCGCGCAGCGGGGGAGCGTAGCTGACCCCCCTACCCCCCTGCACCTCGGAGTATATAAAACGAGCACAAGGCTTGTCAATAGATTTTGTCTCATTTACAACCAAGTTTAACCAAGAAATATCAATTTGGGATTATTGGGCAAATATTTAATAGCTCTATGGAGCGAGAAAGAGAGGTTACACCATGAAACAGAATGTAGCTACTGAGTCCAAG